AATAGAGGGCATACTCTATTTTGCCCATTACTTTTTTAACTTTATCTTTTTGGTTTTGAGAAAATAAATAATTTAATTCAGATGCCCCATTGAAAGCTAATTCGTCGAGCATACTAAGCTCTGAATCCGTTAGCTCTAATACATTAGTTTTATTGTTCATAAAAAAACCTTTAAAAAAAAGAGGGCCGAAGCCCTCTGTTTATTTAGCCCAAGGCGCAGTTGCACCGTTGGATTTTTTAGGCGGCGTTGGCATTGCAGATCCACCGTCCATTGGTTTCCAGTCTTTAACATCATTGCTTGCAGGCCACTGTTCAGTTGCAGCTCTAATTGTGACTTTGATTTTAAGATCCATTCCGACCAGCTCATCGCTGTCTTTCGGTAACGCAGTCAAGCCGCCAGCCATTGCGATCTGGCTTAACTGTTTCCTACCAATTCCTTCAGCTGCTGCGCTTTTATTGTTGATAGTAATGTTCCCGAAGATAACTCGACCACTATAGTCACCACCAATAATATCATATCTAACAGCAATATAGCGCCCGTTTCCGGCCTTGGTTACTTTAATCTCAGCGCCCATAATGCGAGCGTCGTACCAACCGTCAGGCACTGGTGAATACTCTCGAGGTGAATCGTCTACAACTAAATCGTGGTTATCAAATTCTAGATCCATGTTTATTTTCCTTTTTCGTTTGTGATTGCAAATGATGGTCTGCTCGGCGTCGTTGTTATGGCGCCTAACAGAGGTTTGGTAATGCTCTCGTCAGCGTTCCGCCAGCTCTTCATGTCAATTTCTGGCTTCCATCTGAACAAAGTGCTCAGGTGATCTGACAGGCCATGGAACGCTGCCAGATCTTGTAGCAGCCCAGAATCAATCTTGCGATTAAGTCTGGTCGTTATCTTGACCGATAGATCGCCATCTATGACGCGAGTCGTGCCGTCGATCTGATCATCAATCTTCAACATTTCTTTCATTTCATCTTCGAGCTTTCGACGTGTCTCTACGGCCTTGCGCTCAGTTTCCTTGGCCTTGATCCATTCTCGGGACACGCGCTGTAGTCGTACACTTTCCATTACGCACCTCCAATCTTTTTAATTAACTTGCCGAGATCCGGCTCTTCCCATTCCTCGAGCGCACCGGAGCGATCCTTGGCCTGCCATGCAGAGTCGCCTTTGCATTTCAGCCCGTGCCAGATGTTGCCATCCGAATCTTTCTCAACGCGCAGAGCTAACAGCTCATCGAAAAAGTATGGGAGCTGCTGACCGGTTTTGTTGCCGGGCATACTCGGGGCGTACAGAATCTTGCCCGTTTCATCCGTCATCTTTTCCAACTTGGCGGTCATGTAGACGTGCATCGGTAGATCTCGAAACGCACGGATCAAGTCCGTCATCTGCTCCTGCATCGCACCGTATGCCTGCCTTGGATCCTTGGCCTGCTTTTTCTCATGGTTCAAGACGACCTCGGCAATCTCAGAGATTGAATCGAGCGCAACAGATTCGTACTTCGATCCATTGTCAACGAGCCAGAGATACGCATCCCGTAGATCAGACATAGATCCAACTTTGATAAACGGTAGATCTGCGTCCTTGATACTAAGTAATCCGCCCTCAGCAGAGCAGATAATTGGATTTGGTAACGTTTTGATCAGCGTAGTTTTACCTGCGCCAGCCTGCCCGTACACCAACATTTTTATATATGTCGTCGAAACATCCGACGTGCTTTGCACTTCAATAGCCATATGGCCTCCTCTAATGTTATGGCGGTCTGAAATCAGTTCGCCAGTTAATATATTAACAGAGTTTGTCAGGTATGGGAATATAACTGCCAGACTCGATTAATATGCTTTCGTACTCACCAAACGCCTCATCGCGATGTGACGGGCTGCTCATGTCGAGCAATGGAAAGTGTTCGCCGATATCCTCAACGACCACCGACTCACCGTCACTTTCAACAACAAACACGCCAGAGTCATTGATGACGCAATCAAGCACAGTCATGCTCGGATCCGCGCCGGACGTAGATATCAGGAATACAATGGTGCTCGATTCGTTGTCCACTGGCGTAAATTTTTTGAGTTTCATTTTGTGCGATCCGTTCGTCAAGTTGCAACCACAGTATACATAAAAGCAACAATGCGATTACGGTACCGACTAGCACCAACAATAAGTTGGTAATAACGTGTAGCCACTTTTCAATCATTCTGCATTCTCCCATTTCTCAACCATCACTGGTGTCACGATGTCTACAAAAGTTCTAGCCTCTCGATGCATCTCTCGGGCATAAGAATCAAACGGAGCATCTTCTTGCTCGGCGTGATACTCGGCGTACTCGAGCAGATCAGGCAGTTCTTTGTTGTCACGAGTAATCAATGCCCACTTGCCATCGACTTTTAAAATTTCTGGGATGGCGTGTTCACGGTCAGCCGCCATTGCTAAAAATAGTAAATTAACTTTAATTACAATCATTTTGATCTCCTGATGTCAACGCAGCGGATACACATCCACTTCTTAGCTGTTTTAGTTAATCTCCACCGACCGCCCTCAAGCGGTCGATACTGGTTGCAATACGCGCAATGCCGCTGACCAGTGGTCTGGGCAACAGCTTCACGCATCTTTTGCATTTGCTCGTTATGCTTCATGACAATTTGATGCTAAAGATAGCATTGTGTGTTGTGTACTTGCCAAGTGTGTCTGAATCGACGCCGATATCAGCGCACAAAGTTTTGTAGTCAACAACTTTGCGATTGGCCTCAACATAGGTTGCGGTGCAAAGTGCGCCTTCGACTTTTTTGACGTTGTTGGCATTGCAAAAATCTTTGAGGTTATCTTTGATTGCATCAGCTTCTTTTTTAAGAGCAGCCATTTGCTTAGTAAGCTCGCCGAGTCGGTCAACGTCTAAAGTGTTAATTAAAGTTCGCTCTGTTTTCATTTTGAATCTCCTGTTATGTTAGGACTTGCGGCTAATTCCGTGTGTCCATGTAGGTTATTATAATGATATTGACGAACAACACAAGCGCTTTTGTGATTATTTATGAAATTAATTGTTACTGACGGTGGACGAAAAGATGCAGGGCTTCGAGGTAGTTTTACCGGGGACTGTGTGATCCGCTCGATTGCCTTGGCCTCGGACAGGCCGTACAAGCGTATATATAGCGATTTCAGGGGCATGATAGCCAATAGGCTAGGATACGTCCCCGAGGACGGCATACTTACTAACAAACCGGCATTTAAGCGCTACATGGTCGAGTCTGGTTTCGTGTGGAACATCACCTGCCGCATTGGTTCCCGTGACAGAGTTCATATGAACGCCGCCGAGCTGCCAACAGGCAGGCTAGTCCTATCGCTATCGAAGCATTACACTTGCGTTATCGACCATGTGATCCACGACACTTACGATTGCAGCAACAACGGCAAACGCATGGTGTACGGATTCTGGTCATTTGAACCAGCTTGAGTAGCTGAGTTTTTTTGTAGTTGTCGATCTCGAGTCGACGTCGATATTGTGCGTACATAGCACCTCCCTCGGTTAAAAGTTAGGCGCGTTCCTTCGACTGGTGTCTACTTCCGTCCGTTAGGATGAACGATGCCGCGATTTTAATTTCAAATTAATTTTCTATCAAGAGCTGCTAATGTTGCTAAAGTTGCTAATGATGCCGTTTATTTTGGCCTAACATCCGTTCCGTTTGATAGCCAGCTATCGAACGGCGAAAGTTTTTTCGGTGCGTACTTAGGTATCAACCGAATTTAAGTTGATTTAGTTTTTTTGTTTCGCTAAACTCAAAAAAAACGTCATAACTAGGAGAATCAAATGGAAGTGAAAGAAATTCAGCGATTGCTGTCCGATAGAAACCTGCGCGAGATCAGTCGCCGCACCAATATCGGTTACTCGACGCTACGGGCTATCGTCAAGAATGAGGATGCTGATCCGGCTATCTCGACGGTCAAAAAATTGATGGAGTATTTCTCGGCTACCTGTCCAAACTTGGAACGTGGCTAACATTGAGGACATCTGGGGGGATGGCAGTAAGCGTTTGGTCGATCCACCTGAAGTCCAACTCAAGAACGCAATCATTGATGCTGGCCTTGAGCCACCATCGGAGATAATACTGGATGGCAAGATACACCGATTCAGATCAGGATCCAAAGGCCGAGGCGGTTACGGCGATAAGAGTGGCTGGTATATTGGTTTTGGTGATGGTGTATGCGCTGGTA